AAAAAGACATTGTAAAATCAACCCAAAAATTCTTAAAGAAAAAGAAGTTATAAATAATGAATGTTCGTCTACTATCCTATTCACAACCAACAGCAGAATTTAGAGATATGGGCCTTGCAGATGCGCAGGAACTCATTGCGTATTGCGCCCGTGTCAGTAATCCCTCCAATCAACTCAACACAGACACATCCGAAAAACTCATCAAGTACTTGGTCAAACACCAACACTGGAGCCCACTTGAAATGGTCTCCGCCTGTATTGAAATTACCACAACAAGAGACATTGCCCGACAAATCTTGCGACACAGAAGTTTCAGCTTCCAAGAGTTCAGTCAGCGATATGCTGACCCTACTAAAGATCTGTCGTTTGTATGTAGAGAAGCACGATTGCAAGACGAAAAGAATAGACAGAACAGCGTCGAAGTTGATGATCAACTGTTACAAAATGAATGGTACAGAGCTCAACAACGAGTCATCTATGCCGCAAAACGAGAGTACGAGTGGGCTATCAAGAATGGCATAGCCAAAGAACAAGCTCGCGCTGTCCTACCAGAAGGACTTATTGAAAGTCGGTTATATATGAATGGCACTCTACGTAGCTGGATTCATTTTATTGAGCTACGTAGTGCTAATGGTACACAAAAAGAACACCAAGAAGTTGCCATTGCCTGCGCAAAAGTAATAGCAACTATTTTTCCTCTAGCGACCAGTCTCCTTTAAATGTTTCAGGCGGAAACATTTTTATATGTCCGTTAAATTCAGATTCTAGCCAAGCATAATCGTTTATCTTGGCTAGCATTGTTTTATCATCTTTGTAGGTTTTTCCAAACCATTCACCGGCACTTGCTCCACCTTTGGCATATTCTCCAAACGGTCTATCTCCACCTATGTGTGTCCATACTTTTAATCTATAAGCAGTTTCTTCATCCAATTGCCCTGCAATAGTCCTGCTGGCCAATTTAGCACATTCTCTAAATGCACTTCTCCAAGTGGAAAAGGGATTAACGTTAAAAGCTGTTATGTTTGAAATTTGATCTATAGATTTAAATCTTGCAGATATACTAGTTGTCATATCTGCAGAAGTTGTTGCCATATTTAATGTTAACTGTGTTGGCAATAATTTGACACCACCGTAGCCGTATTCTAAATCATTTATTGGATTTTTACTGCGCCATACATGTACAATATCTTCTTCGCTTGGATCTAATATTATATTAAATTTAAAATTTGGTAGTAAATCTGCGTCTGCATCAACCGCCCAAAACATATTTGTACTTGAAAGTTTGGCAGCTTCTATATGTGCTTGGTGTATGCCTTTGACTCCGTGAACTCTAAGAACTTTATTTGGTACATCTACAATATGTTTTAAAAATTTAAAATAATTATGGTCAGCATCAGGTTCATTAAAAGATATAAACACAATATCGTAATTCATTTTCGTCTCCTAATAATTCTAGGAGAATTATTATAAACTGTTTTAAAAAACTTAGATCCTTCTTTATCTAATTCTGCAAGCTCTAAACCGCACTCGTACCGCAACGTTTCTCCCAAACCCATGATTTCATAAGGCAACATTTCAGTAGTTATTTTACTGTATTTTGTTTCCCATTCATTAGTAAGCCATTCAAAGTCACGTACATTTGCGTAATCCCAGTCAGTGCAATTAGTAAGATACGCACCTTCTCTTGCACCATACATGCTCCAATCCCCATTTTCAACATCAGCACCAATATTACACCATATTAACAGTCTATCATAATTTTGCCACCAAATTGATTTTAAATCTTTAGTCTTAGCGCCTTGATCCAGTGACATTTTTACACCTTCACGGAATCCTGCTCTCCAGGCTTGAAACGGTGTGGCATTGGTAAAGCTCTCACTGTGATTGTCGTTAAACTGATAATATTTGTCATCAAAACAAAACTCAACTAATCCTTTGGTATCGTTAGGATCACTATTTTCGTGTGTACGCATGTTATTAACAAATTTACGTGTCCACATTTTGAGGCCGCCATTGCCATACATTAGCCCATTGACATGCACTTTTCCGCACCAACTAAACACATGATTAGACGTTAAGCCTAATGCATCTAGATCTATTTCAACTTCAAGAAATTTAGGATCTATAATATTATCTGCATCTACTGTAACAAAATATTCAGTGTCGCTCAATGCGGCGCAGGCCTTGTGTGCGGCATCGCTACCTTTAACACCGTGAACACGTTTTGCCCAAGGCACTTTATTACACAAGTCTGCATAATTCTTTTCTGCATTTGGTTCGTCGTAACTTAGGAAAATAATATCCTGTTCAATAACTTTGATAATATTACTCATTTGGTTGTTTCCATTCTTGTATTCCGTAAGAGAAGAATGGATCCTTTATAAAAATATCGATTTTCTTAATGTCAAATTCATGTTGCGATACAAATGGTATAACTACCTTATCTTGAATTAACTGTTCTATTTTAATTTTTATGCTTCGTATCACCAAGTTAGGTTCATTTGCTTCTGTGATATAAAATTCCATTTCTCTATATCGTATACTTGAGACTTGATTTTCATCGTATATACGCTGTCTAAACTCATCTGTAATAATAAAAATCCATATGCTGTTAGCAACATCCCAGTGGATAGTAAGTTCTGGAATAATCTTAGAATTATTTGTAATTTTTACAAACAAATTATTTTTAAAAAGTACACGTTGACGTTCTTTTTGTACTAACTCAAATTCATAATCAACATTTTTTGTTTTACAAACTACCCAATCAGCAAACTTTTCAACACCAGAAACAAATAAATGATATTGCTCCAGAGTTACTTCTATTTTATATTCATATTCAGTTCTAAGTTCGTTAGAAAATGCCAGTAAGTTTCCTGTAGTAATATCAAAATATGCATATAATTTATTATTTGCCATTTGTTAAATCCTCTAATTCTCTTAACAAATTATCCGTTATAAAATTCTTTTCTACATAGTGGAATATTTTGTCTTGAGCAATATTCCCAACTATCAATTTTCCTGTAGACGTTAGATAATGAGGAACTATGTCTTGCCAGCTTTCAGGACTAACAGACCATCCTTGGATTGGAGGTTTCATATGTGTGAATTGTAGGGGAGAATTGACATCCACTAATTCCTGCATACCTGATAATTCTATTGCGACTGCACAGGATAAATCCATACTTAACCAATTTTGATATTCATTAGGTGCAACCTTTCCGTAACAAAATGCCCAGTTGTTTACAACATATGCTAGTACTTTATAAAAATTATCGGCTTCATCGGATTTTTTAAAATAGTGCAATGCATGATATACGTTGGGCAAGTTATTTGCCACAAAAGATTTTCGATGTATGGTATCAATTACATTTTCTAATTTGTAATTTGTAATCTTAGAACAAAAACGAATATTGAAATTACTACAGTATTCCCACCATGCACTGATATCTTCTAACAATAACATATCCGCATCTAAAACAATAGTTTCGTAATAAGGGCTGGCATGATATAACTTCCAGCGATTTTCAATTTTCCACTCTGTTTCTTTAGCATCGTCATTCCATGGGATTGGAATAATTTTATCAAATGCTGATTTATATTTTTTTGGAACTTTGTCATTGGTAACTAAAGAAATTTTTGTAATTTCTTTTTGACTATTCTTAATACTCAATGCAAGTGCATATGCTTGTTTGATATAATCAACTGTAGCATTGTTTTGTGCGAAAACTACAAATCCTTTATTGTTAGACACCTAAACCTCCATCAATAAATCTCGAAAGACTGAGTTTATTCATAATGTGTACATCAGTATCCTGTACGCTGGCCGCAGTGTATTCACCTAAATAGTTTTCTTTTTCAATTAAAAATTTCATTTTTTTATCTTCAATAGATATCAACAAGTCTCTATCAGAAATATAAAACATTTTTCCAGGCAATTCTTGTGCAAACATCCCCGAAGTTTTTTCATTCATTATATGAATTGCAATACTAAATGCAAAATCATTCCTAAACGTGGGCACTTCTATACTGTATAATGTTCTAAAATATTGCCAATTATGTTTAATATGATCAACTAATGTAAAGAAAGATTTTACATCTACTGTTTTTTCAAATATAAATGTAGTAGCCCAATAAAATGGAATAGAGTATTGATTTATATTCTTAAATTCAGCAGTGCCTCTCCAAGATGACAGACTAAAACAGTCTTTATATATTTGAAAATTATGATCTGAATTTATAGCATTTTGTAATATTGAAGAATTAATAATATAATCACTGTCAATAACCAATGTTTTGTCGTATGGTGTTAGATCATATACTGAATTTCGATCTAAATTTTTCCATTCTAAAAATTTAGAAGATAGTGTGCCATCATTAAATCTTTTTTGATTATACGTAGATGTGCTTTCTATTTTAATAATTTGATCAAATATTGTAGATTCTTTAGGGTAAGCTGTTAACATCCAATCTGCAGAATCAGTTATAATGCTGACTGGTATATTTAAAAAATGTTTTATTTGTTTAGCCGCAAAAATTGCCAGCTTGATGTAGTCAACTGATGAATTATTTTGAGCAAAAATTACAGCACCGACTGTTTTCATAGTTCGATTAAATCACTTATTTTTCTTTTAGATTTAATAGCTAAGAATCTAGTTGAATAGGTTTCCGTTACTTCAAAATATTGTTTTGTAATACT